AAAAGGCGGTTGAATGTCATTATCTTTAACCCATTGCTGCTCTTTTTCTTTTAGTTTTTTTCTCACAAAAAAGTCAAACTGCTGGATTTTATCCCACGTGTCAGCCGAAAAATCCCAACTATAATCTGTGATTAAGATTTTCATTAAGTATTCCGGGTTATCGTATAAACCAAACTCATTAATTAATGCGTAATAAATACCATTGCCGTATTGTTCCTCGACTGTATCCCGCTCATCGCAATAATCCGGATAATATTTTTCAATAAACTCATGCACGGTTTGCTCGACAAAACCTGCATCGTTATAGTTCGGTCTCGGTGGGTTAAATCTCACTTTCATTGGTTTGCTCCTTTTAATATCGGCGTGATGCGATATGCAACACTTTTAATTTCTCTGCTTGCGGCCTGTAACAGTAGCAAGCATGCCTTTTCGTCATCACCGAGCCACATTTGCTGTGCCATTTCCAGCTGTTCGATGATTTGCGCCATCTGCACGGTGATTTGTGCTTTTTTTTCCATCATGGGATTTGCTCCGCTTCGATAACGTCGAGGACTTCCGTTATGACATGCGCCATCCGGGTTAAGTCGTTATTGTTCAAATCGCAGGCGTCGATGGCGTCCTGCATTTTTTCCGCTTCGATGGGATATTCCGCGACACAAAGCACTTTCACGAGATATTTAGCCATTTTTTGCTCCTTTTTTTGCTAAAACTCATTATTCAGCGCACTGCGCGCAATGCGCTGTAAATAGGCTTTACCAAAACTTACTAATCAACACTAACAAAACAACCGAAAAAACAAGATGGAATTTGACTAGTGTGAGAAGTGCTTCACTCATATTTTTTATCCTCTTTTTTGCTCTTTTTGCTTCTGGGGTGCCAGCGCTTGCAAAATTCACCGCGGTTAATGGCCCAATCCTGATTTGCCGTTTTTTTTGCCAGATTTGCCGCTTTAAACCAAAGCTGGGCGGCGTAACTCAAATCGCCCGCGCGCTCTACTTCAACGGCTAACTCTGATAAGTCTTTATAGGTCATTTCCATAGTCAGGCCTTTCTTAGTGCGTTGACAATTCGCTCATAAGAGGCTATCGGGAGATCTGCTAAAGTGACCGATTCGTTGTTTTCAAATTTAAAAACAACTGTCACTTCTGTTTCTTTAATCTCCTTGACTTTGATATGTATCACTTTGTCAAGATTAATAAAATCCGGGTATTTTTCGCTTTTTCCGGTTAATCCTAAAAAATACATTTGTCGCTCCTTAAATACTGGCTAAATCAAGGCTGATAGGCTCGTAGCGGTCGGTATCACCAACCCGTTTATAAATGCGGATATAGCTTTTTGAGCCAACTACTTGCACGCTGTCGGCAATCGCGTTCATGGCGGATTGCCAGCGCGGGTCTTGGATGTCAACACGGCGCAGGGCTAAAATGCGGTTGGTGTTGAGATTGCCCTCTTTATCCACATCAAACGCGCGGTCGATGATGGTTTTAAGCTCCGTGCGACTGCCTTCGGTCCAATCCTGTAAACAGGCTTCAATCAACGCTTTCGCCGCTTGGATACGTTCATCAAATTGTAAGGTTTCACCTATTGCGCGTTGCACTTTGTATTTGCCGTCAAAGCTGTACAGGGTGACATTGCCTTTTTTACCGCCGACGTTGGCGCCGTATTGCTCGGCGGATAACTCAACAAAGGCGGCAATGTCGCCAAACACCTCATTTTTAAAGTTTTTCATGGCTTCATGCGTTTTGAGCGCTTTGCCGACAATTGCCAGCACTAACTCATCGCGTAGCTTGTCAATTTCTTTAATTGACGCCTCCGGGATAAGCGCCCCGCGGGCGTCTTCGCGATAACCTTGCGGGATGGTTTTTACTTGGTTTTTCATGTGTTGCCTCTCTTTTTACGGTTTATAAAAATCGGTATCGGGGTAGTGCTCTCTAAGCCATTGGCGCACTTCTTTTTCTTCTTCCGGCGTCAGCGGCGGCGGCAAATCGCCGTATTCCTTACGCCATTCTGCGGTGGCTTCCTGTTGCCAGCACACCTCGTCGTTGTCCGCACATTTCGGGGTATCTGCGTAAGCCGTACCGCTTAAAAGTGCGGTCAAAATCAGTGCCATTTTTAAGCTTTTCATGCGTTGCCCCCGGTCATTTGTTTTTGTGCGGTTAAAATCATGTCTAACGTAATCGCCGCGCCTTGTGCTTTGGCGCTAATCGCCGCAAGGCGTAAATACTGCGTCAATGCACGCAAACCGCCCGCTTTGGTGCCGATATTATTAAGTACGGTCATCAAATCCTTATCGCCGCTATCCAAACCCCATGCTTCGGTAATCGCTTTAATATCACCTTTTGTGCTGGCTTTAATCGGGCAACGATGACCCAATCTTGTCCACAGCCGCGCATATTCGTGCGCTTGGTTAATACCGCCCTGCATTTTGTTATACACCCTGTCGTTGCCGATTAATGCAAAGCCGACTTGTGCTTTTTCCTGCAAATAACGTAATTCTTCAATGGAGTCGTAAGTTAAGTGGTCGCTTTCATCTACAATCACCAACCCTTCGGTGCCGATTAATTTATCTTTAACGGCGCGGCTTAAGCGTGCTTTAGTGCGAGGCGCATCTTTTATGCCTAGTTCTAGTGCCAACTCATATAAAAAGGCGGTTAATCCGGCGCGACTTGGGCTGATGGTTATCATCCACACATTCGGATTACATTTACTGTATTCTTCTGCCGCTTTTGTCTTGCCTACGCCGCTGGCGCCGTAAATCGGTACGATGGCCCCGGTAAATTTCGCCATGTCTAATGCAGCAAACACTTTCTTGGCGGTCGGAGTATCAATAAAATTAGGCGGTTCAACAAACACCTGGACTTTGCGGTCGCCCAAGGCAAGCCAGTTCTCAATTGGCGTTTCCACGGTTTCCGCGTTGCCGGTGTATTTGTCATTCAACCAGGCGCTCAATGCGCCGTTGTTGACGCCTGTCTCGCGCGCAAGTCTTGCTTGGGTAAGCTTGCCTGACTTGATTAATGCGCTGATTTGTTGTCTTAACATCATTTTTTTCGCTCCTTAAAGGTGGTTTAAATCGGCTTTAAAGCCCTTTTTCTTCTTTCAACATGGCGATGCCTTTCATCAGCCATTGTTCGGCTTCGTCTTCTTGTTCATCATCCGGCACTACTTCCACTTTTCGTAACGCTGTGCCTTCTTTAATGACTTGCCACATTTGGGCTTCCGCCTCTTGTTTTTCCTCAAACTCCACCGGTGGCATATAGGCGGCCGCCTCTTGGATTGCCATATCCTGTGCCGCTTGTGCCGCTTTCTTGGTGTGGCGTACAAATTCGCGTTCTTTGCGAGAGTGGTCTTGTGCTGCGGTTGTGTCGCCAAAGGCGGCATCCACTGTACAGTGCGCCTCGGCTAAATAACTGCCGTCCAAGCTGTACACCCAAACCGCATCGTGCAAATTGTTCGGGTCGTAACGCACCACCACTTTCTTGTGGCTTGTGCCAATCAACTCGTAAGCCTCGTAGCGGTTGCGTAATCCTTGCACTTCGCCACCGGCTTTTAACATAAAGGTGCCGTTGTCTTTTAGCGTGACCTCTTCGTGCAAAGTCAGTAAGTAGCGCAGTTGTTCAGGCGTTGCCCAACGTTTCTCGGCAACCGCATAATCCCGTTCAAAGGCTTGGTTAAAACTCAGTTTGCCCTGGCAAATTTCAGTGGCGCGGTCTTGGCGCTCGTTAAACATCTGTATGCCTTCTTCGAGGGCTAAAATAAAACTCTCATAGTCCACACCGGCTTTGTTGCCTTGGTAGTTGTCCGGCTTGTCTAACGCGTTATCACCTGCATGGTAGCCGGCAAGTAAAGGGTGCTTATCCACAAGCTCACCCAAACCACCGTGCGAAAATGCACGCTCAATCGGCTTGGCTTGCCCCCGTCCTCGGCCGTAGCGCACCGTTGTCCAGTGCAGTTGGATACCGAGCGCAGGGATAATCCCTTGCACTTCATCTTCCCGCACTTTAAAGCGGTAACGGTTTTTCACCCCGCCGGTCATCTTTTTATTGGCTGCCGCTTTCGTGTTGTCGATGGTTAAGTGTTTCGGGATGCCGTACTTATTCACTACATCAAGCAACGCCAAACGGATCATGTTGGTGTTCTCCGACTCATCGCACCGATACGCCAAGATTTTGCGGGTGCGCACATCCTGCCAAAGCCACGTTTTAGGGCGGATAATGTGGCCGTTATGCCATCTCACCCAAACGTTATGCTTATAACCATCCCCGTTGACCCATTCCATCGCCTCAATGCCGGCAACGGTACGGATGAGCGATGGATACATGCGGCTCAACGCATAAGTGCCATCTCTTAAATAGGTTTGGTGGGTTTTTGGGATTTCGCGCAAGATTTTGCGCTTAATACTAGAGGGGCTTGGGATAACCCAACCGTTTGCACTTGCCGCACGTTTCAAGCGTTCATAGCAAGATCCAAACTGAGGGCGCTCATTGCGAAAATAGTCAGCGCGGAAAAATGCCCAGGCTTCAGGGGTAAAAGCGGCCTCGCGGCTTTCGCTGTGCGCACCGTAGCTATCCATTAAAAGCGGTAGCCACAAACTACGATCAGCGTCTTTAACTTGATACCACCAAAACTTAAGTGCACTCACCGTTACCTCTTTCTCGCCCGGTTGCAGGCCATCTTGGTTGTGTTTATGGCATACCAACGCCAACGCATCCAAAATCTTCATGCCACCGTTGACCAATTCAGCCACCGCAAACATAATGCCAAGCTTCATTTGCGCTTTTTGTTGTTGCTTTGCCGTGCCTTGTTCATAGCTTGCCCACAACAACTGCGCATCAACAGGCGCACTTTCCTCAGCCAAAACAGGGAGATTTTTCACCGCACTTTTGCCAAGTTTCACCACGATTTCGGCTTGCACGTCTTCCGGCATGGATTTCACGGCATATTCAACACCACCGCCTTTACCAACTCTTTTTTGAGTTGCCCAGCAATTCTTTTTAGCTTGGTAAAGTATTCCTTGCACCGAATTAGGCAAAGTTGCTAAACTTAAACTAACTAATTCTTTTGCTGAGTAGTGTGTTTTTAAGTTGTTTACGCTCATAAATAACCTCAAAACTATCTGTCAGCATATTTTTTAAGGTTGCGTTGCTCATAGCGTGATGCCCAAATCACTTCGGCAGGTACGCCAATCGCTTCAGCAATAATGCGTTCACCTTTCAACCATGGACGGTCTAACGCATTTTTTAACGTACTGCCATTGCTGTAACCGTGTTTCAACGATAACTGGCGCAACGACCAACCTTTTTTTGCTAATGCAGCTTTGATGTCTTCTCTATGCCAATCAATAGCTGTTTTTTTAGTTTCCATTTATGTCCTCATTAGATAACTTCACTCGTTAATCTAATGAGGATAATAAACCATAAAAACAACTCAATCAACTTTAAAAAATCATTTTAAAGTTGATTGATTAAAAAATAAGCGTTGTTTTAAGGGTTGTTTATTGTATCTCTTTGAAATTAATAACTTTTAATTCAACTTTAAAAACATTAAATAAAATACAAGGATTTTTTAAAGTTATGCGTGTTAAGTTTAAAAACAACTCATCAATAGGAAGTCGAATTAGAGAGTTAAGAGAGCAGAAAAAAATCTCCAGAAATGCCATGGCAGAGAATTTGGGGCTTTCGTTATCTGCCTTGCAGAATTGGGAAACAAGTCAAACTGAGCCTATAGCTTCAATGATTATTACCC